GCGTTTTAATCAATATTGTAAACGTCTACAGGCTCTAATAGTGGAACCATTGGATCAAGAATTCAAGATGTTCATGCGTTGGAGAGGTGTTAATATTGATAATAATCTATTTGAACTACGCTTTAACGAACCACAAAACTTTGCCAAATATCGTCAGGCTGAAGTAGATCAAGTACGTATACAGGCATTTAGTCAACTTGAAGGAGTAGGCTATCTAAGCAAACGTTTCATACTAAAACGTTATCTAGATCTCAGCGAAGAAGAAATGCAACAAAATGACGAATTGTGGAATGAAGAAAACGGAAAAGTTGAAGATACAAATATTCCCAAAGCCGGATTACGTGCAGTTGGAGTAACTCCGGCAGGTATGGAATCCGATCTATCAAATATGCCTGCACCTGAGGAATTAGCTGGTGCAACTCCTGTAGCCGCAGATACTAGCGCAACTGCACCAGCTGATGCAGGTACTGCCCCAACAGCAGGTATTTAACACATTTGGTAAATAGTTATATGAATATCCTAGAAATTTTTAATCCTGACGATTTTGGTAGACGCACAGAAAAAGATGACAACACTGTGTTGTCCTTATCAGACGTTAGAAAAACCAAACTAACACTAGCACAGATTAATCGTTTGCGTATTATGAATGATATTCGTAAATTGGAACACGAACACGATTTGGAAAAAGTACGCGGTCAATACAAAGCACCTCCTCCAGAACAGATGGCCATGTAATTATCTGCCAGAATGAATCAAAAACAACGCATTTAACCCAGTTTTTACAATCAAATTGTAAATATATAAACATATTGTAATATAATATAAGTTTTTTATCACCTAACAAGATTTTTTTAAGGAGTTCATTCATGAACAAGTACGAACAGTTAATCGAGCACATCATTAATGATGAAACAGATAAAGCTCGTGAATTATTCCATAATATCGTTGTAGAGAAATCACGCGATATCTATGAAAGTTTAATTGACGAACAAGATTTAGAAGAAGTTGGCGGTAATGAAGTTGAAGATCTAGTAGACGAAATTACTATCGACGAACAAGGTATTAGTGAAGAAGAAGATGAAGAAGGTGCTGAAGAAGCTCCAGCTTTAGACGCTTTAGATTCAGAAGAAGGCGAAGAAGCTCCTGAAATGGATGGCGAAGAGCACGAAGAAGCTGAAATTGAAGATCGCGTAGTTGATCTAGAAGCAGCACTTGACGAACTTAAAGCTGAATTTGATGCTTTAATGGCTGGTGAAGCTGGTGAAGAACACCATGCTGAATTAGAAGCTCCTGCTGAAGAATTACCAGAAGTTGGTATGATGGAATCAGAAGAAGAAGTTGAAGAAGCTGAAGAAGTTGATGAAGACGCTGAAATGGTTCGCGAATACGTTGAAAAAGCTCCAGCAGCAACAACTTCAGAAGAAGGTGGCGTTAATAAATCTAGCACAGTAGCTGGTAAAAACGACATGGGCGGTACAGCATCAAATATCGCTACAGGCAAAGCAAACACTGCTCCAGACGGCACAAGCCCAAAAGGTGCAGTTAAACCAAAAGGCAACCTACCACACGCAGGTTCATATGAAAATGTTCCAGGCGCTAAAGCAGGTAATGCTTTTGCTAAAAAAGAATCAGCAGTTAAAAAAGAAGAAGGCGCTGTTAATAAAACAACACCTTTAGCAAAATAATTTAGGAAACTATAATGGCATTATATCTTAAAGAGAACTTAACATTTGATGCTGCTCGCATGGAAGTCTTATTTGAAGACCACGCGGACGGTAAAGGTGGTAAGAATCTTTACATGAAAGGAATATGTATTCAAGGTGGTGTTAAAAACCACAATGAACGTGTATATCCTGTAAATGAGATTGCCACTGCCGTTTCTACACTTAATGAACAAATCACTGGTGGCTACAGCGTTTTAGGCGAAGTAGACCACCCAGATGATTTGAAAATTAACCTAGATCGTGTGAGCCATATGATCACAGAAATGTGGATGGATGGTCCTAACGGCTATGGTAAGTTAAAGATTTTACCAACTCCAATGGGTCAATTAGTTAAGACCATGTTGGAAAGTGGTGTAAAACTTGGCGTTAGTTCTCGTGGTAGCGGTAACGTGAACGAGGGTGACGGTAAAGTAAGTGACTTTGAAATAGTCACAGTAGATGTAGTTGCGCAACCTAGTGCTCCTAATGCATACCCAACAGCGATTTACGAAGGACTGATGAATATGCGTGGTGGTGCTAAGGTATTCGAAATGGCACGTGATGCCGGCGCAGATCAAAGAGTGCAAAAATATTTGAAAGAGCAAGTTACACGCTTAATCAAAGACCTAAAAATTAAATAGGAGATCAGCATGTTAGAAGCTATCAAACCATTGTTGGATAGTGGCATCATTAACGAAGAAACACAAGCTGCACTAAATGAAGCTTGGGAATCTAAGTTAAATGAAACTAGAGAAATTGTTCGCGCTGAATTGCGTGAAGAATTTGCTAGTCGCTACGAACACGACAAGAATGTAATGGTTGAAGCTCTAGACAAAATGGTTACTGAAAGTCTCACCGCTGAACTTAAAGAGTTCGCCGATGAGAAACAGGCTCTTGCAGAAGATCGTGTAAAATTTAAAACTCACATGATTGAAAGCGCAGGTAAGTTTAATGACTTTATGGTTACTAAACTTGCTGAAGAAATCAAAGAGCTACGCAATGATCGCAAAACTCAAACTGAAGCTATTGCTAAGTTAGAGAAATTTGTTATCCATGCACTAGCTGAAGAGATCAAAGAGTTTGATCAAGACAAGAAAGCTGTAGTTGAAACTAAAGTTAAACTAGTAGCAGAAGCTAAACAAAAAATAGCTGAACTACAAGGTGCTTTTGTTAAACGCAGTGCTAAACTTGTTAAAGAAGCAGTAGCAGAAAATCTAGGGAATGAATTAACACAGCTAAAAGAAGATATCCAAGCAGCTCGCGAGAATATGTTTGGTCGTCGCTTATTTGAAGCATTTGCAAGTGAATTCGCTGTTACACATTTAAGTGAAAACAAAGAATTTGCAAAACTCCAATCAATGCTTGATGAAAAAGATCAAGTTATTGCTGAAAGTCAAAAAGCAATCGCAGAAAAAGAAGCTTTAGTTGAAAGTAAGAATCGTGAAGTTAAAATGATTACAGAAAGCATTACTCGTAAAGAGAAGCTTGCTGAATTGTTTAAACCTCTAAATAAAGAGAAAGCAGATGTAATGTCTAGCTTACTCGAGGGTGTGCAAACTGAACGTCTTCAGGCTGCATACGAAAAGTATCTACCCGCAGTTCTAAATAACTCAGGTGTTAAGAAAGCTGAAAAGCCAGTATTAGCTGAGAGTCGTACAGAAGTGACAGGTGATAAATCTGCTAAAAATGACGTACCTGAAACCGATAACAATGTTATCGAAATCAGACGTTTAGCAGGGCTAAAATAGTAATAAATTTTTTTTAAAGGAAAATAAGAAATGACAACCCAACTATTAGAAGGCCGTTGGAACGAGACCAAAGACGCCCTGTTAGAAGGTCTACAAGGTTCGAAAAGAACTACAATGGCTGTAATTTTAGAAAACACACGTAAACACTTAACAGAAAACGCTTCAGCTGGTGCAACAGCAGTAGGTAACGTTGCAACACTAAACCGCGTGATTCTTCCAGTGATTAGACGTGTAATGCCAACAGTTATCGCTAACGAAATCGTTGGTGTACAACCAATGACTGGCCCAGTAGCTCAAATCCACACTCTACGTGTACGTTACGCTGAAACAGCATCTGCTTCAGTAGGTGACAGCACTACAGCTGGTGATGAAGCTCTAAGTCCATTCAAAATTGCAAGAGCATATTCAGGTAGTTTAACTACAGGTACTGCTGATTCAACAAGTACACTTGAAGGTAACCCAGGTAAGAAAATCAACGTTCAAATCTTGAAACAAGTTGTTGAAGCTAAAACACGTAAATTGTCTGCACGTTGGACTTTTGAAGCTGCGCAAGATGCACAATCTATGCACGGTTTAGATGTTGAAGCAGAAATCATG